CGAACCACCGGCAGCAGAAGTCTACGACTTTCCCGATTGCCATAGTTGCCTCCTATGGGTGTTTCAGTTCTTTGGCCTTTACGAGCTTCACAATCGCCAGTGATGTTTCACGTGACATATCCGGCGAATCCGTTGCGCAGCCCGAGAGCACAATGAGCGCCAGAAGAAAGCTACGCATGAATGACGCGATAGGCGTTGAGGGCCGCCGCCGTCTCTCGTGCTACGCTTTCCGAAACGCACTGGCAAAGACGCCCTATCGGGCCAACAATCACCCAGACGCCATTCCGATGTTCAGCCACGTACATCACGCCGCCACCGCTGGTTGCTGGATCATGCCGGCCCGCTGGAGCGCCATCGAGGCATCGGCAACGCTCTTGCCAACCTCTGCCCCGCCCTGAAGCGCTGTGGCCGCCTGTGTGAGGCCATCCACCGTGCTCTGTTGGTCCTGGGCGTCCTGCTGCGTCTGTTCGTCGTTGAACCAGTCAGCCGGTGCCTGGGTGCCGCGCACGGCATCCTTGGTGGCCTTCTTCCAATCGATGAGAGTTGCAACCGACTTGTCGATCTGTGCGCCGCCGGCAACGATCTGGAGCGATTCCTGATAGGCTTGGACGTTCTGCCTGCCCTCTGCGGTGTTCAGCGGGCCTTCGAATGTGAACGTTACATCCCTGTCGCTCAGCGCCTTGGGCATCTCATCGATGTTGAATGCGTTGTTCCTGATTGCCATCTGGAACCCGATGTCCAGCAGCGGGAGATGGTATTCGCTCTCTATAGGGCCGGTAAACGGCAGGATGGCCCGGCGGTATTCCTCAAGCCTGGCCTGCGTCTCGAATGCGGTCTTCTCCTGCGGCGGCAGCGTGATCTTGTTGAGCAGGAACGCTTCCGCAATGAGATTGCGCACGTCCTGCTTCATTTCCATGCCAAAGCTCAGGCCGCTCGATGGCTGTTCGGTGAAGATGGCATCCTGAATCTTCTGGTCCGCCTCTAGATCCACATAGGTCATGCCGCCTGCATACCGGTTCACGGCATCGCGGAAGATTTCCCCCCTTGCGAACATCGGGGCATCCACGGCCTTTTCGCCCTGCTCCAGAAGGATACGGGCGAGGGATTGCAGCATCCTCCCATCGGGAAGCGCATTGATCGTGGCCGGGCTGAATGCCTGCGGGAAGCTGGACACAGTGCGCCATCTCGGAATGACGTAGTTGAAGACCGGCAGCGGGCCTTCGCTCAAGACAGCTTCATGCTCACAGTCGATATAGAGCGAGCAATACGGATTGTCCTTGTACTGGCGCCGCTTGGCCTTGTCGTCGCCATAGATTTCCTCGAATGGCAGGACGATATGGCGGACCTTGAATTCCTGAGCCGGGTTCTCCTTCGCCGCCTCTGTAATGTCACGGTGTAGGTTCTTGGCCCAAGCCCTGCGCATCACCATGTTGCGCGCCGTCATGGGCATGTTGCGCTGGTTGTGATCGATCTTGCCGACCGCATTCACCATCCAGGCGCAGTCCTTCGGATGCCAGGTCCGAAACAGGAAATGCGTACGATCCGGGCTTTCCTCTACGGATAGAACCGGATTGCCGAACGCTACCCAATCGTGGTCCGCCTCATTGGTGGCGCGGACAAAATTCGCCCTGCGGTCATACACCAGCCGGCGATAGTGATTGGTGGCGTATTCCAGCCAGCGGGCATTTGCCGGGTCCTCGTCAACCTCGTCATAGCCGGTCTGGACCTTGAACCACTCGCCCTGCCTGAGCAAGGCCCCGATGGTGTTGCCAAGCGTCTCGCGAGCCTGGACCGGATAGGACTCCATCAGGTCGGTTACGAAGTCATCCCCGAGCGTGAGAGAACGCATGAAGTCGGATCGCATCGGGTAGAAATTCTCGGCGATTTCCTGGCACAGCGAATCCCACTGTTCCTTGGAGGAGAACAGCTTATTGCCGATTGTGACCAGTTCGCGCGCGCGAGTGTCCATAGATCAGCCGGCCTGACCCAGGAGCGAGTTCGCATAGCTCGTGGTGCCGGCATCCGAGCCCGTAGCGCCCTGACGGCGCGAGAGCATCGTGGATGCTCTGCCCGTGCGCGCCGCTATCTGCTGGCGCTGGCGAAGGTCGGCGGCTCGCGCTTGCGCATCATCGGGCACAGGCATGGGCGTGGGCGGTTCAGGCTTTGGCTTCTTGCCGAATAGAGCGCTCATTCAGGCTCTCCGTCGCTTCATGTTGGAATGGCCCAGCGTCACGACTGGCGTGCGCCGTCCGGTGATGCCGTAGTCGGGTTTCGTCATTGCCGGGAACAGCGATGCCAATCCCCAGATCATGGCGTCGGCCCTATCCGGCGACCGAGAGCCGACATATCCCGCTGTTGTCATGGCGCAGAGCTGGTCTTCCAGTTCAGGAAACAGCCCGACGAGCGAAACTTTCTGTTGCTCGAACAGGGCCGCGATGGGCTCTGCCCGTATGACCTTGCCCCTTGAAGCGGTGACTTCCCGGTACGGAACCAGCGAACCTTGACGCTTCGCAGCCGCCGAGCGGATGATTTCCGCCACCATGGCACCGCCGAAATTGCTTTCCGCCACCACGCAATCGGCTTCCCACCGATCGAATGCGGATACTGCGGCAGTGCCCCAATCCGCCGGCGACATGCGACCGGACAAATCCTCCAGGATGTAGCCTCGCCCGTCCTTGCCGAGCCCGCAAACGACAATGCCGACCTCATCGGAGCGCTTGTCTTCTTCGCCGGCAACGCCGGAGGGGTCGACCGCAACCACAATGCGCGCCATTTCGGGTATCTTGCCGTCCACGACGCGCTGTTGGTCTAGAAGCTCCAGCGTCCACAGCGCCGAATCCGACATGTCGGCGAACTGCCCGAGCCAGAAGCGTCGCCGCATGGCTTCCGACATGCCTTGAAGCTCCTCCAGATACGAGGCCGGGAGGTTGGCTTCGTTGTCCTTCGGGTTCATGGTTATGGCAGCGTAGTTCGTCGGATTCGCCAGCGCCGTCCGGCGATCAGGGTCCTTCTTCTCTACGAAAAGCTTGTAGGTCCAATGCGCCATTCCAGGCGGGTTGCAATCGTAGTAGGCTTTGAGCCTGAGCGGAGTTTTCTGGGCAAGGCGGGTGATCGCCATGTTGCGAGAGGCGTACGGGATCTGCGAGCACTCGTTTAGGTACAGCGTCGCGTATTCCTGGCCCAGGATCTTCTCTGTGCGCTCCTTGTCATCCAGGCCGCCGAACCAGATTTCCGAGCCGTTGGGCAAGGAGTAATACCAATCCGTCTTGTCCAGCTTGCAGTTGGCGTCTACGCCGGGGAAACAAAGCTCCATCACCTTAGGCAGCGTATCGAGGATGACCGATGCCTTGATGTGGTTGAACCGATAGCGGAGGATTGCGTGCCGGCTCTTGTGGGCCAAGGCTCGGATCAGAACTGCCCGCACAAACCCGAATGTCTTGCCCGAACGTGAGCCACCGTAGGCCATGATGTGCGTGGCATCGGAGGCGATCAGAGCAAGCTGCGCTTCCTGCTTCCGCGTCAGGTGGAACGTCACAGGATCGCGGCGTCCTTGGATTCGATGGTGATGGAGACGGCGCCGTTGGTTTCCTGTTTATCCGCCAAGCCCAGATCGCGAGCAATGATGTTCGGATTTAGCAGATCGGCCGAAGCTCCCTCGAACTTCTGCGTCCTAATGATCTCATCCACGCGCGTTGTGATTTCACCAAAACCTTCGCGCTGCTTGTACTCTGACCAGGCTTGCGCGCTGATATCGAGGAAAATGCACAGCCCCGTGATTGTCATGGCGCGCATCTTGGCCATGGGCTCGTGAGTGTTCACGCCCTGGAAGGATGTTACTTTATCCTCATAGAGCGGGTTTGCCTCCACCCACTCGAAGTACTCGCTCGCAGCGGCCCACAGATCCTCGGGAGATTCGAAGATCGGCTTGCGCCCGTGGGAGCTGCGAGCTTTCCAGAAGCTATTACCCTTTGGTGCAGACAAGCTTGTTGCCTCCAAGCTCAGTCATTTACGCGTTGGTGACGGTGCCGCCGCCGATGACACGGCCATTCGGCAGGCGAACAGCGAGATAGCCGGCTGCGGTGCCGGTATCGAGATAGCTGCCTGCCCATGCGCCGGCCGTGCTGGTGATGCAGGCAAAGACCTTCTTGGCAACGATAGCCAGGAGCTTGCCCGTCGCGCCCTGCTGAACGCCCGTCGAGCCGCCGGCAGCAACGAAGTCGGTCATCGCCGAACTCGAATACATGATGATCTCGAAATTCTCGGCGTAGTCGATGGCCTGGCCGTGGGCATCCTTCAACTGGATGGTGATGTCGCGAGTGTCGCCAGTCGTGGCACCTTCCGCGCTGATCGAGATGGTCGCATCGACGGCAGGCTGCGAGAGATTGATGCCATTGGCGACCATCTGGCCGTAGGCGCCGATGCCGAACTTCTTGCCGAGAATGGACTTGTATGCACGGGGCTGCGTGGTCATTTGCGTTTATCCTTTGCTTCGACCGTGAAAAAGCCCGCACGAAGCGGGCGACGAACACTGCTCTAAGGCAGGATTGGCTAGGACTTCAGATCCCCAGGGATCACTGCCCATTCGATGGCGCCAGAATGCGCCGTGACATTGAGGCGGATCGTGGTCATCGCGGGCGACTCCCAGATATTGGAATAGTCAGCGGTGATGCCCGTCACGACCTTGATCCAAGCGCCGGACGGCATCTTCTCCTCGATGTCCACCGAGCCGGTTCCAAAGTCCATCTTGATCGCGAATCTGTAGTTCGGTCCGACCGCAGTAAGCGCGCCGGTCCCGCTTGTGGTTCCTGTGGCCATCTATTGGCGCTCCTGAGGTTGGGGTGGCAGTCCTTTTAAGGGGAGGTTGCCGGGGGATGGTTAGAGAGGCGGACCGGGAATGCGGTAGAGCGCACGCCCCAGCAGAATGCCGGCGAGATGATCGACTGGCTCGATGTCGCCCGAGGCCGAATAGACCTGAAGGTTGGCGCCGTTGATGGCGATCAGCGCATCCGCCGCAGGGATAACTCCGTCCTCACCCCAGACACCAGAGATGGGCGGAAGATCGCCATTCGCCATCGCCTGCATGATGGCCACTTCGCTGTCCTGCGCCCCGCTGTTCGCCATCGCGTAATGCGTGGGCGTCTCGGTGTAGACGGGATCGACAACGGTTGTCAGTTTCAAGTTTCCGAAGGTCGCGGGGCCCTGGCCCCACGCATCCCATACCAGGTTGGCGTTGTCTTTCTGAGCAGCCGCGACGATACAGATCACAGGCAGGTTCGACATTGATCATTTCCCTTAGAAGGTTATGCCGGCCTTTGCGGCGAGCCATCGTTCCGTTGAGTTTCGATCAGCGGCACTCGCATTTGGAGCAACAATAAGCCCAAAGATGCGCCCCCCGAATTCGAACGATGACCAGCCGCAAGCCGCAAAGCTTGTCCAGGTGGAGAGGTTTAAATTCTCTGCGGTAAACACCACGGGGGTATTCGACGGACAGGCATCGAGAAGGTTTTGCCGCGTGGCCCCGATAGCCGCCGCGTTGACGCGCATTGTGGGTGACGATCCTACACCCGACCCGTAGCTATTGCTCGCCGACGCAGCGCCAATGCAATACGTTCGGTTTGCATCTCCGTTCGAAGCGTATCCAAGCACCCATGAAGTGTCGGTCACGCGGTCGAGGGCGACGAAGGACGACATACCAGACGTTAAGCTGATGCTGGCAACACTGAGGAAATCGTCCAGACCGTCGTACTTTAACCAGCGCAGTCCGCCGCTCGTCTTGTAGACTGGCTTTAGTGTGCCCGTCGTCTGAACCCAGTCGTTATTGTTTCCCGATTTGTCGAGCATGAGCCCAACCAAATCTCCATCCGCTGTGACTGGCGTTCCTGGCGATGCCCTGGTCCCCGATTGAAACATAGTAGACAAGTCGCCGGGATCGTACCATGCGCCCTTCCCGCTGCCGGCAAAGAGCGAGGCTGGCGAAAACGAGATGCCCCACTTTCCCACCAGCGGACTGTATATCGGCGACCGTATGGGGCTATGGATCGGAGAGCGGATTAGCGTCATCCGAAATCCTCGAGGAGTGCTATGTGATCGCGAAGCAGCTTGATAACGGCGGGGATTGGCATGCTAGACGCGGCCAAGTTGATGGCGCAGTCCACGAACTGCCTCGCCTGCTCAGCCAGGAACAGCGCTGTTTCCTTCTCGGCTATTTCTGTGATTGCGCGAGGTTCAGGCATGGGTGCTCCGTCTCGCGATGGGCTTTGCAGGCGGCTTCACTCTTGGTGTCAGCGCTTATCCCGTTAAGCGATGCCTATTGAGGCGACGCCCGAGACCTGCAAATGAAAAAAGCCCGCGCGGAAAACCGGGCGAGCTTCACGACGCAAAGCGTCAACTTAACATT